AATAAAGAATATGTAGTAGAATTAGTAAAAGAACACAACTTTAATTTCACTACAAGACTACACATAGAAATTTGGAATAAAAAAACAGGAGTATGATTGATACAATAAAACATCTTACAGGAACTTGCGGAGAGCCGCACTTAAATTTAGCGACAGCAAGTATTATATTTTTAGTCTTTGTTTATACAGTAAAAAAACTCTCTAGAATATGAAAACATACATAGATTGGAAAACAATATTTGAAAGAGTAAACAACATAAAAAGTATATACAATAAAGATACAAAGTATTATGGAGTCCCTAGAGGTGGAACTATTGTAGCGGGGCTAACAGGCAATCCTGTACAGAACATAGAAGATGCAGATGTTATTATCGATGACTTAATAGATAGCGGTGCAACATTAGAACGATACAAAAAGTATAAAAAACCATTTGTAGCGTTAATTGATAAGAGTGAAGAATATCAAAATGAATGGTTAGTCTTTCCTTGGGAGTTAAAAGAAAATGACGAAGAAGAAACAGTAGAAGATAATGTTACTAGGCTGTTACAATATTTTGGCGAAGATGTAAACAGAGAAGGATTACAGGACACACCTAAAAGATATGTAAAGTTCTTCAGAGAGTTTTTATCACCACCTGAATGGAACTGTACTACATTTGAAGGTGAAGGATATGACGAAATGATAGTACAAACAGATATACCTTTTCATTCGTTATGTGAACATCATATAGCACCGTTTTTTGGTTACGGCTATATAGCGTACATACCAAACAAAAGGATCGTAGGGCTAAGTAAATTAGCTAGAACGCTAGAAACATTTTCTAGACGATTACAGAATCAAGAAAGAATAACAACACAGGTTGCAGAATTTCTACAAGAAAAATTAGATCCAAAAGGAGTAGCAGTAGTGCTTAAAGCAAAACATATGTGTATGGAAATGCGAGGTGTAAAGAAACACGACACTTATACAACTACAAGCAAACTAATTGGATACTTCAAAGAGGATCAAGACGCTAGAAATGAATTTCTAAACTTAATTAAATAGACAAAAATGGACACTAAATTACAAAAAGAAACGTTTCTAGAAACATACAAACGTTCGTTCGGTAATGTAGCACAAAGCTGCAATACTGTCGGCATAGCTAGACAAACGTATTACAACTGGCTAGAAAAAGACAATAAATTTAAAGAAGCTATAAATGAAATAGCACCAAAAGACTTGTTTTTAGATTTTGTAGAAAGTAAACTTGTAGAAAAGATAAATACAGGTGATACAACTTCAATCATTTTTGCACTAAAGACTAAAGGCAAAAACAGAGGTTATGTAGAAAGACAAGAAATAGAAACAAACGCTTTTCCTGATAATGTTAAGGTTGAGATTGTTAAGTAATGCTCCTACGCACAAATGTAGTTTACGAACACCTATCTGCAAGTGATAAAAAAATAATTGTAGAGCAGGGAGGAACACGAAGCGGTAAAACTTATAACATACTGCTTTGGATTATATTTGGGTACTGCACACAGAACAGAGACAAGACTATTACTATTTGTCGCAAGACATTTCCTTCAGTACGCGCTACTGTAATGAGGGACTTCATACAAATACTAAGGGAGTACAGAATGTACTATCCTGAACTACACAACAAATCAAGTAACGAATATAACTTATACGGTAACAGGGTAGAGTTTATATCTTTAGATCAACCACAGAAAGTAAGAGGTAGAAAAAGGGACTTGTTATTTATCAACGAAGCTAACGAGTTATTTTTTGAAGATTGGCAGCAGCTAGTATTTCGTACAGAAGGAAGGATTATACTAGACTACAACCCTAGTGACGAGTACCATTGGATATACGATAAAGTAATAACAAGAGAAGATTCTGACTTTTTTAAGACAACTTACATAGACAATAAGTTCCTTTCACAGTCGATTGTAGAGGAAATAGAACGCCTTAAAGATACTGACGAACAGTATTGGAGGATATACGGATTAGGAGAAAAAGGATTTAGCAAAGCGACTATATTTACTTACAACGAAGTATCTAATATACCTCAACAAGCAGACTTTGTTTCGTTTGGTATGGACTTCGGTTACACAAATGATCCAACAACGTTAGTAGGTATTTGGAAACACGAATACGACCTGTATGTTAAAGAATTTCTGTTTAGAAGTATGATGACTACAAATGACATAAATAAGTTCCTTAGAGAGCAGCAAATTAACCGTGAAACTATTTGGGCAGATAGCGCAGAGGTACGTTTGATAGACGAACTTAAAAGAATGGGTTGGAATATTAGACCAAGTATCAAGGGTAGGGATTCTATTAAAGCGGGTATAGATTTATTGAAGCGTTATAAGATTAATATAACTACAGATTCTAATAATGCTATACAGGAGTTTAGAAACTATAAATGGAAAGAAGATAGGAACGGAAAGTTACTTAACGATCCTGAAGATAAAAACAATCATATTATTGACGCCCTACGTTACGGCACTTATAGTGTACTAAGTAAACCTAACTTCGGTAAATACGCTATTCGATAAATTATTTTATGTTACTGTTGTTTGGTATTAACATTTTTTAGTATCTTTATATCAAATAATAAAAACAAAATGACAATACAAGACATAAAATTAGCAAGACCATCAAAAGAGTTAATTCTTTACAGACGAGTAGTAGAAACTAACATTCAAAAATCAAGAAGTTTAAAAGACTACGAGAAGTGGGAAAAAATAGCTAAATTGATAGACAGTAAATTAAAGTAAACAAACTAAACAAAGAAATTATGAGTTACAACGGTTACACAAATTACGCTACTTGGAGAATCTGCTTAGAGTGGATTGACGGAAACGAAGAAATGTATTCAGAAATGATTCGTGGCTGCGGCACAGGAGATTCGATTGACATTATTAAAGACAGCATCGAAGAAGCACTAATGTACGACTGCGAAGAAGGTTCAACGGCTTATAGCTATGCCTTAGCTTTCCTTGACACAGTAGATTGGTACGAGGTAGTAGAGCAGGTAGACAATTGGTACGCAGAGAATTTTTGTTCTTACTGCGGTGAGTCAAAAGAGTACAACGAAACACATTGTTCTAAGGAATGTGCTAGAAAAGAAAAGGCGGACTATATGGAAGCCTGATTTTGTTTGTTTAATTATTGGTTGGAAGGAGTAGCAGAAATGTTGCTCCTTTTTTTTTAAATTGTATCTAAAAATACGTTATATAAGTATGAAGATTAAAGTTACAATTCCTGAAAACTTGTCTGAAGTAACATTAGGACAATATCAAAGATATTTTAAAATACAAAGCGAGAACAAAGACGAGAACTTACTTGCTATGAAAATGGTAGAGATATTTTGTAATGTTTCTAGTCAAGAGGTTAAAAATATGAATATAAGTGATGTGTTTAGTATAACAAATATGTTAGCTGATATGTTTGAACAAAAACCCGAGTTAGTAAAGCAGTTTAAAATGAACGGCAGTGTTTACGGCTTTATTCCTAATCTAGAGGAAATATCATTTGGAGAATACATCGACTTAGATATGTTTTTAGGGGATTGGGACAACATTCACAAAGCGATGGGTGTTTTATACAGGCCAATTGTTCATAGTTACGGTAATAAATACAACATAGAGGACTACAGAATAGATGAAACAGATTCTATGAAACAAATGCCAATGGACGCAGCGTTTAGTAGTATGCTTTTTTTTTACCGTTTAGGGATCGAATTATCGCAAACTATGATGAGTTATTTAGCGGAGAAGGAGGAGAGCAACTTAGTGCAGTATCTCAATTCGCTTCCAAATGGGGTTGGTATCAATCAATATACTCACTCGCTAAAGGCGATATTAGAAGATTTGAAGATATCACTAAATTAAACTTACATAGCTGTTTAATGATGTTAGCCTTTGAGAAAGAAAAGACACAAATAGAAATAAATAATATAAAGAAACGTTAATGAGCAATCAAGGTGTAAGAGGATTCTACCAAGTGACGCAGACAATAAAAGATGAACTGCTAACTGACGAAAATATCAATACAGTCACTACAGGAGACATAACAGAAATAGATTTATCTAAACAAACAATTTTTCCTTTAGCGCATTTAGTAGTAAACAACGTAACACATCAGGAACAAGTACTTTCTTTTAACGTAAGCATTTTTACTATGGATTTAGTAGATGAAAGTAAAGATGAAACAAGTGATACTTTTTTAGGAAACGATAATGAACACGACGTACTAAATACAATGTTAGCAGTACAGAACAAAGTATTACAAACACTAAGGTATGGAAACTTATATACTACTAAATACCAATTAGAAGGCAATCCTACTTGTGAGCCGTTCAAAGATAGATTTGATAATTTGTTAGCAGGTTGGGTTTCTACGTTTGATGTATTAATCGAAAATGACGTAAACATATGCGACTAAAAGAAACACAGAAGGCATTAAATACGTTCGGTAAGCGAGTTGTAAAACAAGCGAAACAAAATCTTACAAAAGGAAAAAAGAATGTAAACAATAAGCTTTACAACAGCATATTTTATAAGGCCAAAGTAATGCCAAATAGCATTGATGTTTTCTTTTTTATGGAAGAATATGGCATTTATCAAGATAGGGGAGTAAAAGGCACAAAAAGTAATTACATAGAAAACAGAGATACTCCTTTCAGTTATAGAACTGATAAGCCACCAGTAGAGCCTTTAATACAATGGGCAAAGAAAAGAAACTTCAGACTAAGAGACGACAAAGGCAAGTTCGCAAAAGGTAGTTATAAAACAATAGGATTCATATTACAAAAAAGTATATTCAATAAAGGTATACGAGCTAGTATGTTTTTTACCACTCCTTTTGAAAACGAGTTTAAAAAGTTACCTGCTGACGTTATAGAACAGTATGGGCTAGACATAGATCAATTTTTAGAATTAACGACATAATGAGCACAAAAATAAACGCAAGAAGCCCCTACTTCATAAAGTCAGAACCTGTTACAGCAACCATAGGAGATTTTGACTGTGATAGAGCAAATCTCACAAACTTTTCTATAACAAGTGGTGGTTTAATTACAGAACCAAAATTATCGCAAGGCACAATCAAAAGCGCAAGTCATACAAGTTTTCCAGTA